CCTCCTTCGTAAGTTCGAGCCTCTTGAAACTTCGTTCGACCGCGTTGCGGCCGCCGAGGAATCTTTTGTCTCTAACGAACGTAGTTGTCTTCGCGCTAACACGCGGCTATACCCTTTTCTCGAGGATTCCAAGAATCCTCTTGATCAAAGTGGCTTGACCTCCTTTTTCCGGAGGGCACGTAAAAATATAGCAGATGTGTTAGGTGCCTGCCCCGTTCATGATCTTCATGGACGGTTTGGGCCCGGCGCGACTTTTAGCGACAGGGGTAGTTCCACTACGATCCCCGATAAGATGTCATCCGAACCAACCCTTACCCCCGACGCGTGGATCTTCTTGTCCACGTGGTCTCAATCAATGTGGGCTCGCGCCTGCATCGATATCGGGAAGGTGCCGAAGACAGTTGACGGGAACCGTTTTACAACGGTTCCAAAAGACGCTACTAAGCACCGCGGCATCGCCGTGGAGCCTAGTATTAACGTCTTTTATCAACTTGCCTATGGCAAAGTGATTCGTTCTCGTCTTCGCCGTTGGGGTATTAACCTCAACGACGGGCAGGATATTCACAGGCGATTAGCTTGTGAGGCCTCACGCAAAGGCCATCTTGCCACGTTAGACCTTAAAAACGCTAGCGATACCATTTCGAGGAACTTGGTAAAACTCCTCCTTCCCAAACCTTGGTACGATTTGCTTAACGCTCTTCGTTCTAAGAAGACCTATTTCAAAGGCCGCTTTTGGCAGCTTGAGAAATTTTCGTCAATGGGAAATGGTTTCACCTTCGAGCTTGAGACCTTGGTTTTCCTTGGTCTCATGAGTGCCATCACTGGCGCTAACTCTATCGGTAAAACTGTCTTCGCCTTCGGCGATGACCTTATCTTACCGACTGAGTACTCGAATGATGTGATCTCTATGCTACGCTTTTGCGGTCTGGAAGTGAACACTAAGAAGTCATTTCAAAGTGGTCCCTTCCGCGAGAGCTGTGGTGGTGACTTCTTCAATGGTGTGGCCGTGCGGCCATTCTTCTTGAAGAGCGAACCCGATCAGCCCTCGTCCCGCATAGCCTTGGCCAACGGTCTAAGGCGCTCAGTTTCTGGGCACCTTGGTCGTTGGTTGAGCTTGCGAAGTGGATAGCAG